GACACAAGTAAATGGTAGAAGATTTAGAATAGCAAATACAACAACAAATACTTTTGAATTACAAGGTGTAAGCAGTACAGGATATACTGCATATGCTTCTGCTGGTACTGCGGCAGATGTTTTTGAAATAGCATCACCATTTACAGAAAGTCAATTATACGAAATAGCATTTACACAATCAGCAGATGTTATGTATTTAGTACATGAAGATGTAGCACCTAGAAAATTATCTAGAACAGGTCATACAAGTTGGACTATGACAGAAGTAGATTTTAAACGTGGCCCATATTTAGATCAAAATACTACAGGCACAACAATGACACCTAGTGGTACTTCTGGTAGTGTTACTATAACAGCATCTTCTAGTACATTTGTAGCTACAGACGTTGGAAGATTAATTAAGTTTAATAGTGGTCATGCTAAAATTACAAACTTTTCTTCTGCAACACAAGTTACTGCAACTACAACAGATAATTTTAGTGGTACAGGAGGAACAGCAGATTGGTCATTAGGTACATTTACAAGCACAAAAGGTTTTCCAAAATCTGTATCTTTTTTTGAACAAAGATTAATTTTTGCAGGTACAACAACTTTTCCACAAACTATATTTGCAAGTGAAAGTGGTTTGTACGAAGAATTTGATGTAGGTTCTGGTAACGCCGCAGATGCATTTATTTATACTATAGCGGCTAATAAAGTAAATGTTATTAGATGGTTAGCACCAGCACGTGATCTTATTGTAGGTACAGTTGGTGGTGAATTTAAAGTAGGTAGACCAACAGGTGAACCATTAAAACCAGACAATGTACAAATTACACAACAAACAACATATGGTGGTTATACTACACAACCTATACAAATAGGTAATGCTGTCTTGTTTGTACAAAGACAACAAAAAAAAATTAGAGAGTTTGCATATAGATTTGAAAGTGATGCATATTTAGCACCAGACATGACTTTGTTAGCAGAACACATAACAGGTAAAGGTATTGTTGATGTAGATTATGCACAAGAACCAGATAGTATTTATTGGGCTGTAAGAAAAGATGGCGCATTATTAGGTATGACATATCAAAGAGAAGAAGATGTTATTGCTTGGCATAGACACATTATTGGTGGATCTTTTACTTTAACATTTAATGGCGCATCTAATGTTACAGATAGTACAACTGATAGTAATAATAATGGTTTTGTAAATATTAGCGGACATGGATTATCTACAGGTGATAAAGTTACATATAGTGCAGGTGGAGGCACAAAGATACAAGGTTTAGTAGATGGTAAAGAATATTTTGTTTTTGTAAAAGATGCTAATAATTTTGAATTTGCATCAACATATGAACAAGCAATAGATAGAACTATAATACAAATAGCAGATGGTGTAGGTGCTAATCATTCTGTAAAAGCACAAGCACAAGTAAAATCTGTATCTACAATATCAGAAGCTAGTGAAAATCAAACTTACATTATAGTTAGACGTAGAATAAATGGTAATATTGTACAATACGTAGAATATTTAGATGATTTGTTAAGAATAGATAGTGGATTAGCTGGTACAGTAAACGGTTCTAGTAGTAGTATAACTGGTCTAGATCATTTAGAAGGTGAAGAAGTACAGATATTAATAGGTGATGCTGTATTTCCTAATCAAACTGTAACAAATGGCGCTATATCTGTTAATTTAACAGCAACATCTGGCTTTAAAAGTATAGAGATAGGTCTTGCTTATATATCTAAAATAAAAACTATGAGAATTGAAGCAGGTTCACAAGCGGGTACTGCACAAGCACGAAAAAAAAGGTATAATGAAGTAGTTGTAAGATTACATAAAACTATTGGTATTAAGATTAATGGGGATCAATTACCTTTTAGAACATCATCTACTCCTATGGGCCAAAATATACCAGAATTTACTGGCGATAAACGGGTAACTAATTTAGGATGGGATAGAGATGGACAAATAGAAATTTTACAAGAACAACCATTACCTATGACGGTTTTGGGAATAACGGGAACATTAGTAACAAGTGATTAGGAAGGATTTATAATATGGCGTGGTTTGTACCAGCAATGATGGCGGCTTCAACTGCTATGACTATTATGGGGCATAGGCAGAATATTAAAAATATGAAAGCCAACGCCGCATGGAAAAGATACGAAAGTACATTACAGCTTGAATACGACAAACAAAAATTGTTTAAAAAACAAGCACAATTATTTAGTGAAAAAAGAGCAAGAGTAGGTGCAAGTGGTATACAATTTACAGGATCACCATTACTTACTGCTAAAGCTGATTTAGAAGAATTTGAAAATGATTTGTTTTTTTTAGAGAAAGGAGTGTTTGTTAAGAATGCGGCCATGAATGCAGAACTTACTGGTATGATAGCTAGTGAAACATATAAAATGGGTTCTACATTGCTACAGGCAGGTGTAAATTATAATACCTATCAAACTAATCAAAAGTTAGCCGCAAAAGGTTTATAATTAACAAATGTACAAAATAAGAGTTTGGGATATGGATACATTAATATTTGAAGGTTACAGTAAAAGAATACCAAAAGAAGGACAAAACTTTCAAGCATGGACAGTTGTTAAAGATGGTAATGGCGCTGTACAAAAAGCAGAATATAGCCCAGCTAAATATAGGATAACATATGAAGATACCAAGGTATAAAGATACAGATGTAAATATAAGTAGTGGCAGATCATTAACTACAGGAATAGGTAGTAGCCAAGGTATTGTAGAAATTGGTAAAACTGCTCTTAATGCAGTTACTCAATACGCAAATGCTAAAACTAATTATGATAGTAAAATGCGTAGGTTAGAAATAAATACTAACGTATCTTTATCTAATGCACAATTTGGTGGTAGTAACCAAATGTATGTTGATGGTTTATTAAGTAGAGATGATTATTTAACACCAGATAATTGGTTAAATGAATACGAAACTAATTTTAAAAAACAAGAATTAGATTACAAAAAACAACTAGATGAGCAAACATTTAAAGAGTTTATGCCAACTTTTTATGAAAATTATTTTACTACAAAATCTGCTATTGTTAATAAAATTGCAAATCAAAAAGTAATTAATGCACAGATTGCGTTAGATGGTGAAAATGATTTATTTAAGTCTAAAGTAGAAAACGCTACAAGTTTATCTGCTATAAAATCTGCATATACACAACACAAAGATTTAACATTAAAAAAAGGTGTAACTACTGAATTATATAATAGTGAAGTTTACCAAGAATTAGTTAACAACACAAAAGATTACACTAATAATAAATATATAATGTTTCAAGTTATGCAAGGTGCTAAAACAATATCACCAGCAGGTGATGCAGTTATTGATTATGAACAAATATATAAAAATTTAAGAAACAATGCATTTGAAATTAAAGATATAGATGGCAATGTATTATCACCAGATGATGATTTACGTAAGGCATTAATTAAAGATCATAAAACTAAACATGATAATCAAATAGCTGTATTTAATAATCAAAAAGAAAAAAAAGATGATGATACTATGCTTAAATTTACTAACATATTAGTAGGTATGGAAGCTGGTAATAAAGATGATATAGAAGCATCTAAAACATTTTTAAATGATGTACAAGCAAGTGATCTTGATGCTGATGAAAAAAAATCTCTTTTATCTTCTTACAATACAACAATAACTAATTTATCAAGTGGTAAAGCATCATACGATAGTCCACAAGGTTTACAAATGAAAGCATTGTTAACTAATTTAGTTTTATCTGGTGCTATAGATACACATAAAGAAAGAATGATTATAACTGGTATGATTGATAAAGGTTATATAAAACCAGAATACGGAACAACACTTTTTGATAAATCTATAGAACTTTCTAAAAGTAAGAATTCATATAAAAAAGAATTAATTAAAAGTGCAACAAGAATGTTGTTAAAAGAAGTTGGTGCAAATACAAAAGGTGAACAAATATCAAATGTATTAAGTATAACAGATCCATCAGAAAGAAATGCGGCTCTATTAGGTTTATTAGGTTCTGATGCTCTTACGCAAGAAGCATATAATGCTGTAAATAATATGAATGAACTTATAGCAGAAGGTGAAAGAAATGGATTTAGTTATGAAAATATGCTTACAAATCCAAGAAGTCCAAACTACATATTAAATGATGTAGTCAATGTTTATAAATCTAGAATAGATGATGCTAGTTTTAAAGCATTAGAAGGCCAAATAAATGGTATGAGAAATACTATGAGTAAATCTATGCAAGGTGATGTAGAAAAATTTAAAACATACTACATAATGCCAAGTGAATATTTTACTAGCAAAATACCTTCTCTTAATAATATTCAAGTACCAGCAAGAAATGAAAACGAAACTATTTCTAGTTATATACAAAGAGTACAAGGGTTAATAAAAACTAATAATAGTTTACCAAGTGTTATAACTGGGGATACAAATGAAACACTAGATGTTAGTGATCTATTTGTAACAGATGAATAATGAAACTTACTGCTACACAATTACGACAAGCTGGATTTGATGAAGATACAGTTGTACAATTTATAGAAACACAAAGACCAATATTAAAAAAAGCTGGTTTTTCTGATGTAGAAATAAATGATGAATTTGGCATAAAACCTATAAAAACAAAATCAATACTTAATACTGATATGCAAGATGGTGATAGTACATCATATGCATCTGAAACTTTATTAGGTTCTAAAACACAATTACAACACAAAGCAGATAATGCTTCTACTAAAGATCCAATACAAGACAAAGTATATAGTCAACGTAATGTACAAAAACAAACATTTGATATGTTAAAAGACGCAGATCAACAAAATATTATTAATAGAGTAGATCAAGCATATAAATTATTTAAAGATGATGGTGAAGGTCGTGTAGGTTTTATAAATCAATGGATGGATGAGTATTATCCTAATGTACCTTATAATGAAAAACAGTTTTATTCTAATAGAGATCTTAACGTAGCAGAAAGTGCTGTTAATGACGTACAAACTGATACGTCAAGAATAGATGATGAGATAGCTAGAGATGTGTTGTTAGGTAAAATGGGTTATGACAATGAAGCTAACAGATATTTATTTAATGAAAGTTTATTAGAAGCAGACAAAGATGCTTTACTTAAAAAATCACAAGAAGAATTTATAAAAGAACAATCAGAAAAAAACGTAAAGGTTCTTAATACTGCATATACAACAGGTAAATATACTAACCAAATGTTAGAATACGCAAAAGATTATTATAAAGTAGATGATCTTGCTGTTGCTAACTTAAATGAAATGTTTAGTTTTTGGGCATCATTAGAAACAGATAATAGAAATATATTTGCTAGAAATGGTAGCGCTTCTGGTTTATGGCAGTTTACTAAAAATACACAAAGAACTGGGTTAAATAGATTTACAACAATAATGAAACGGGTAGATCCAGACTTTGTTATTACACCAGAAATAGAAGATGCATATGATAGTGGTGATTTTACTTCATTATCTTTTGATTTACAAAGAGCAATAGCAATAGCAAACATATTACAAATGCCTCCTAGTGAAAGATTAAATAGAGCAGGTAGTGATGATTTAGTAAAAGCGGCAATGGCTGGTGATGTAGATGCTATGAAAACATTATATAGAAATTATCATCACGCATCATATGAAAAGACAATGGTAGCTGGTGAAGCTAATTATAATTTAAAAGAGTTACCTGCATTAGATGCACGTATAGATAAATATTTTGATAGCTGGGGGCAGATATACGAATATGAAACACCACAAATGGCATTTTTTGGTACAGATAGTACTGTTGCTAAAGCTATAGGTAAATTACCTTATGGTGATAAGATAGTACAAGCATTTGGTGGTAAAGGTAGATATAACGTATTTAGTAATGGATATTCTTTATCTGTTAATGGTCTTATAGATAGATACAATCAATTAATTACAGAAGATAAAGTTTCACCACAAGAAGCTCTACAAAGAGTTTTTATGTACCAAGAACAATCATTTGATAAAGAGATTATATCTAGTGCAGTTACATTAGTAAATGATTTACCTTGGATGGGTGCAGGTTGTTTTGCGGCAGGTGGAACTGTAGTTGCAGGAACACTAGGCGCAGGTATACCAGCCGCCCCTGTAGTATGTGGTGCTGGTGGTTTTGCTTTACCAGAAGTTATGAGAGATGTTTATATAAGAGCCATAGAAAGTGGTGAAGCACATGATGTAAAAGAGTTTCTATCTTTATGGATGGATCAAAAAACATTAATGACAGCTATAAAATCTGGTACAATAGGTGGTGTAACATTTGGTGCTGGTGCAAAAGTTAAACAAGTAACAGGAAGTACAACTGCTAGACTAGGTACAGAAGTTGTAGCAATGACTACATTAAGTGCGGCTCTAGAAGGTCATGTACCTACAGCAAGAGATTTTGCACACGCCGCAGTATTAATATTTGGTGTACATGGATCTATACAAGGTCTAAAGGGAATGCATACTTTATACAGACGTTATTCTGTACATCCAAGAGATGTTGTAAATTTATCACAAAAAGATGCACATTATAGACAACAAATAATGAGTGGTGAAATACCAGATATATACGTAAATGGTTCTAAAACAGTTTTACAAGGATTAGAAAAAAATAAAAACATACAACTATTACCAGAACCTAAATTTAAAAATAACGAAGTAGTAAACATTAATGTTAATGGTACAGAACAAGGTAAAGTTATTAGTAAAGAAGTTATAGGTAATGAAAATGCATTAGTTGTATTAAAACCAAACGGTGAAAAAATATTAATATTAGAAAGTGAAGCTAGAAAAACAGATCCTTTACCAATAGAAACAAAGATAGATGGTGAAAAAATTACTATAACAAATAAAGCAGATAAAACATTTAAAGATAGACAAACAAACAAAGAATTTAACGAAGATATATTTGAACTTACAAAAGATAAAGATGGTGCATTTATTGTAGATAATAGAGGTTCTTATAAATCAACACCTTTACAAGCATTAACTGAAACAGCAACTAGAGAAAAAATTACAACAATAGATGGTAGTGCATCTACTAACAAAACAATATTAATTAAAAATAAATTTTACCCTAAAATGGCAGAACGTATGTCTAAATTTAAAGACATAGAAGGTCTTGGTAAATACAAATCATTTAAAGAAATAAAAACTAGAGTGTTTAAAGGTTTAACTAATAAACATAAAAAAATATCTGTAGTATTTGGAGTAGATGGTGCGGGATCTTCTGGTTTTAAAACTGATGTAATGATTGGTCGTATTAGAAATGAGTATGTTGCATTTAATAGAAAAGCATACAATGAGTTAATAAAATTTACAGAAAATGGTAAACAAAAGAAAGCTATATTATTAGGTGATAGTAAAGATAGCCCATTAGTATTTGTACATCCAGAAACAAAAAATACTATTGCATTACTTATGCCTGTAAAAATAGGTGGTACAATAGAAGCACAAGCACAATCATATTTTAAAAATCATAAGATTAAAGAAGATATGGATGGTATGCATTTTGATAGAATACCTAATAGTAAAAGCGGTGATAACTGGGGTATACCAAATGAACCATATGCTGAAACAACTACTAACTTTGGCGAAAATGGGGCAAAATGGAAAGACTTATATAATTCAGAAAGAGGTATAGATTTAATTGATCTTGTAGAAATGTATAAAGTTTTTGTAGAAAAATCACCAGAACTTAACAGATTACCCGCAGGTCTTAATGGTTACTTTCAATTTAAAGGTAAGAAAGCACCACGTATTGTTATAAACGAAGCATTACAAAAAAATCCAGAACAATTTACTATGACTATGGCACATGAATTAGGCCATCTTATAGACTATTTACCAAATGCTACTTTAAAAAGAGGTAACATATTAGGTTCTATAGCAACATTAAAAGGTTATATGAACAAATGGATAGCTGGTAAGAATGACGGCGCAAAACCATTAGATCCAAAAGAAATAGCTAAAATAAAAAAAGAAGCAGAAAAGATAGCTAAATCTAGAGAAAAAGAAACTAACAAAGAAATAGAGCAAGAACTTAAAATAACTCCAGAAACAGTATTAGAAATATTTAGAGATCCAAAAGCAAGAGAAAAAATAGATCCAGAATTTTATAATGCATTTGTAAAACTAGATGGCGCATTAAAAAAAGAAGTAGTTAAAGATGCTCTAAAAGGAATGATGAGCCATCACATAAAAGCATTAGCAGACAAAGTAAATGGTAGAAAAGTAGATCCTAAACTAAATGCAGAAGCAAACGCAATATTTAAAGAAATGTTTGAAAAAGAAATCAAACAAAGAGGTTTAGTCAATGTAGAAATGATAAACAAAGAATTAAAAGGTTTATCTATGAAATGGAAACCATTTGATAGAACAAGAAAAGATAAAGAAGGTATTAAATATACAGCATATAGAGATGGCCCTAGAGAACTTATGGCAGATTTTATGATGGCATGGTTACTAAAGCCACAATGGGTAAAACACAATGCACCTAAAACATTTGAAATGTGGCATTATTATTTAGATGCAAAACCAGAAGTAATGAAGATCTGGCATAGAATACAAGATGATTTAGCATCTGGCCCTAATGTAAGATTAGGTAAACCTATTAGAGATCTTAAACAAATGTTTAGAGATGTAGATGCAAAAATGCTAGAAAAAATGGAAGGTGAATACAAACCTAACATGATGGATACAATACAATATGAAATGGTAGATCACTTTTCTTTTATTACAGGAAGATTAACAGGTAAAACTGGTGAAACTAGATGGCATTCAGAACAAGCAAAAAATTTAGAATGGGCTATAGATAATTTTAGATACCGACACGCTTTGTTAAAACAATATAGAGATGAAATGAACAGACACGTTATTAAACCTGCGTTAGATAAAGGTTACGATATACATGACATAAGTGTAATGATGTTTTTACGTAATTTATCAGAAAGTGGACAAAGAGAAAATATGTTATCTTCTTTAGGTATACAAAAATTTGCACCAGAATTAAAAGCTAAATTAGGTGAAAGATCTGTTGAAGAATTATACAAATATTATGCAGAACTAAAACCAGATCTTATAAGATTAACAGATGAATTTTATAGAATAAGACAAGATATGATTATTCCAGAAATAAAAGAAAGCAAAATGTATGATGCTGAAGTTGTTAAAAATATGGAAAATAATTATCAATATGGAACTTTTAATGTAGCAGAATATTTATTAAAAAGAATGGAAAAATACGGATCTAACAATACAGCTACATTAGCATTAAAAAAATCAAAAGGTTATCTAGGTGAAATACAAAATCTTTTAACGGCAACTATGGAAAAAGATATGATTTTATTAGTAGAAGCTAAAAGACATAGAACAATGCGTATGACAGTAGATTGGTTAAAAGACAATAAATCATGGTTAGAACAATACGATAGAACATTTACTGGTCAAGGCATGAAATTAAGAGATATATCTACAAAAGGTAAAGAAAGAATAATACAAAAACCTAAAATGGTAGGTAAAGGAAAAATAGAAGCACCACCAAAAGGAATGAAACCTTTTCATTATATGGTTAATGGTGAATTAAAAACATATTTTGTTAATAGACATATTGCAGATGCATTTAGTGCTAACCCATTAACACAATTTTATGCAATGAAACAAGTTACTTTAAGTGCAGATGTATTTAGAAAATTATTTACAGAATATAATCCTGCTTTCTGGCCTGTTAACATGGCTAGAGATATAAACAGATCTGTAAAACTATTACCTAACGCAAGATATTTTGATTTAGTTGGTGCGGGAAAAAACAGTTATATTAAATATTTATTTAAAGCAATAAAACCTGCTTACAAATCTATTTTTAAAGACGGTACTGAACTTACTAGATGGATGGAAAGAGAAGGTTTTTTAATTTCAATGGTAGAAGGTTATAGAGGTCAAGCTGGTAGTAAAGCTATAAAACGTGGTGTTGATAATGATACTTTTATGATTGAAAAATTATTAGATAAAGAAGTTAAACAGCACGGTAATCTTAATAAATTATACGATAAAACATTTGGTCAATTATTTAATAAACTAGGTAATTTTGCACGTATGTTTGAAAGATCACCTAAAATAGCAGGATATTTATTTTTAAAAGATCAAATTGCACGTGGTAAATTAAAAATGACTGACAAAGAATTAATGATCCGTATACAAAGTGAAATAGGATCACCTAATTTTTTACGTCAAGGTAAAATGCATACAATAACAAATAATCTATTTTTATATTCTAATGCCGCAAAAGAAGGTTGGAGGGCTGACTACAATAGATTTAAAGAAGCACCAGCAAGTGTTGGTACAAAATTTATAGCATATAACGTAACACCTAAAATATTACAAAAAGCATTTACATTAGGATTATTTGGTACTGGTATTGGTTACTTATATAAGTATGGTGTATCAGAATGGGATCAAGTAAATTATATTCCTATAGTATTAGGAACAACACCAGATGGTAGAGCAGTTTATTTTAGAATACCACAAGATGAAACAAGTAGATTAATTAATGGTCTTTTATACAAAGCAATGGATTTACCTAATAAAGATAATTTAGGTGAGGTATTATCTACACCTTTAGATATGATAGGATATTTAGGTAAAGGTGGAACACCAGATATTAACCCAATAATACCTCTTTTAACAGATTTAATGTCATGGATGACAGGTATTACACCATTTGATGATTGGCGTGGTACATCAGCAATAGATAAAGATTTAGATAAAGCTGGTGGTTTCCAAAAACAAGTAGAAATACTAAAATGGTTTTTTAATACTTATTCTGGTACAGGATTTCATAAATTTAAAAGTAATGATTATAGTGAAATGACAACTGAATTAGAAAAAATATTAGACTTTCCAATAGTAGGACAACCATTAAGTAGATTTTTAAAAATAGGCGATCATCCAGCTACAGGATATATTAAAGATGGTGCAGATGGTCTTGATAATTATGACAAGGCAGATGCTAATTTAACTATAGAAGTTAAAAATGCTTTACTTAAATTATTTACAAATGAAAAATTATCTGACAAAGAAATAGAAGCGCTAAAAACAAGGCAATCATGGCTTACTAACAAAATGACATTAGATTTATTATCTAAAAATGCAGGTGCAAATGAAGTAATTAGAGATATAATAGGTGAAAAAGATGGAAAAAGACGTGTAATAATGATAGATAAATTAATTAAATATTTAGAAGAAACTGACAATTATCCTATAGAAAGTAAAAAGGAATAGTGGTAAAATAAAATATGACCATATCTACAACTAATACTAAAAACAGTTATGCTGGAAACGGAAGTACATCTGTTTTTCAATACACATTTAAAATATCATTAGATAGCGAAATACAAGTTATTATAAGAGCATCTAGTGGTACAGAAACAATAAAAACAATAACAACACACTATACGGTTAGTGGTGCTGGTAATGCTAGTGGTGGTAATGTTACATTTACATCTGGTAATATACCTGCATCTGGTGAAACTGTTATTATACGTAGAAATACTGGTCAAACACAAACTTTAGATTTAGTAGAAAATGATCCTTTTAGTGCAGAAACAGTAGAAGGTGCATTTGATAAATCAATATCTTTAGTACAAGAATTACAAGAACAATTAGATAGATCTATTAAAGTATCTAGATCAACAACATTAAATACACCAGAAATAACAAATGATGCATCTGCAAGAGCAGGTAAATTACTTGGTTTTGATGCTACTGGAAATAGTTTAGATGCTACTATTGATGGTACAGGTATTGCAACTAGCGCAACTAATGCGGCTAACAGCGCAACTAATGCGTCTAACAGCGCAACGGCGGCGGCTAGTAGTGCTACATCAGCAGAAAATGCAAAGAATGCGGCAGAAGCGGCTTTAGATACATTTGATGATGATTTTTTAGGTAGTAAATCTAGTAACCCATCAGTAGACAATGATGGCAATACTTTAGCAGACGGTGCATTATATTTTGATACAACTAATAATGTTATGAAGGTCTATGATCTTGGTAATACAGTATGGAAACAACTTACACCAACATCTTCTCAACAAACAAACATAGATGCGGCAGTTGCAAATGCAACTAATATAAATCATGTAGGCGGATCAATAGGAAGTGTAAATACAGTTGCAGGTGATATTGCTAATGTTAACACACTTGCTGGTATATCTGGACTAGGTACACTAGCAGGTTCAGCATCATCTGTAATTACTGCTGGTAATAATTTAACTAGCATAAACAGTTTTGCTAACACATATTTAGGGCCAAGCGGTTCTGCACCTACACAAGATCCAGATGGTAGTGCATTAGATAGTGGTGATTTATATTTTGATACGTCAAGCAATCAATTAAAAGTATATGGTTCTTCTGGTTGGCAATCAGCAGGTTCTACAGTAAATGGTACATCTGCACGTTTTACATATAATGTTACAGGTACACCTACAACTTTAACAGGTAATGATGCAAACGGAAATAATTTAGCATATGACGCAGGATTTATTGACGTTTATTTGAATGGAGTTAAGCAGGTAAATGGAACAGACGTTACAGTAACATCTGGATCTAGTATAGTTTTTGCATCTGCATTAGCAAACGGTGATGTAGTAGATTGTATTGCATTTGGTACGTTTAGCGTAGCATCTATAGCCGCTAGTGCAATAACATCTGGAACATTACCTACAACAAGAGGTGGTACAGGTTTATCTACATTAGGAAGTGCAGGACAGGCATTAGTTGTAAATCCAGCAGGTAACGCATTACAATATGCAAACGCATCTAGCGCAGAAGTATATGGATTTAATTTATCTTTTGTAGCATCTACAGTTAATTATACAGTAACATCTGCATCTTATGCAGGTGCTAATAGATTTCATATTTTAGGTACTCCACAAAAAACATTAGAATTATTAGAAGGTAATACGTATGTATTTACATATCCTGCGGCACATCCTTTTGCATTAAGTACTACGGCAGATGGTTCACATGGTGGAGGAAGTGAGTATACTACAGGGGTTACAAGAAACGTGGGGGCTACTACATTAACTTATGTTGTACCTGCATCTGCACCACAATTATACTATTATTGTACAAGTCATAGCGGTATGGGTGGTACAGCTAATACACCAGTACCATTTAACAATAATGTACAGGTTACAACAACAAATCAAGGTCAAGACAATATAAGTGCCGCTACTTATGCTAGTTTTGATGACGTTATATTTGCGGCAAGTGGCTTTACTTTTAGCTTATCTAATGGTGAATTAATTGCTACAATATAATTGAAAATATGATAAAATAAATATATAAGGATAACATATGGCAACAATAAATATTGGATCACTTTCATTTACGCATAAAGGCGACTATGCTTCTGGCACAACTTATGCAAAAAATGATGTAGTGTACTATTCAACAAACGGTAATGCTTACATTGCTAAACAAGCTACAACTGGTAATGCACCTACAAGTACAGCACATTGGGATGTATTTGCGGCTGGTTCTGGTGGTATATGGAATGCTGGTTTATCTTTAGGAACTGCTGGACAACTAGTGCAAGTAAATTCTGGAGCTAATGCTCTTGAATTTGCAGATGCATCTGGAGGAATAATATCAACTGGTTCGGCTAATGATAATACAAGCAGAACGACAACATCAACATCATTTACTAAAGCTAGTAATACGTTAGATTTGACTGTCACACCAGCCTCAACATCAAGTAAGTTTCTAATTACTTTTACAGGAAACTTTGGAAATAATGGTACATCTACAAGGTCTTGGCTTACTATTTTTAGAGATAGTACAAATCTTGCTCCAAATGGAACTTCGTTTGTCACTCATGAACAAGGTAGTAGTGGTTTTCAAACAGAACAACCTTGTACTATTGTTTTTATAGATAGTCCAAATACGACATCAAGCATAACGTATTCTTTCCAAATAAAAGCTCAAAGTGGAAATACTACTTACATTGGTGGAGAATCAACTGGAAACACTCATTATTTAGAATTTTAATAGGAGATAATTATGCAAACAAATAAAATAATAAAAGCGATACAATTAATCAATCCTAATGCTGAAGTTTCAGTAGGTGGAGAAGATATAAATTCTATTGTTTGGGAAAATGGAACTACACCTATTCCTGTTGCAGATATTCAAGCAAAAATACCCGAAGCAGAACAAGCAATAGCAGATGAAGCTCAATCAAAAATAGATTTAAAAGCTAGTGCTAAAGCAAAGTTAATAGCTGGTGAGGCTATGACCGAAGAAGAAGCAAACATACTTGTAGGAGTTTAATCCTATGACTAAAGCAAGAGATTTAGCAAACATAATTAGTGGTGGATTTACAGTATCAGATTTACCTACATTAACAGATGCACAAATACCAAATATTCCAGCATCTAAAATAACATCTGGTACTTTTGCAGATGCTAGAATAGCGGCATCAAATGTTTCTCAACACGCAACATCTTTTGATGATAATAAAATTGTTAATGATATTTCTACTTTAGGATTAAGAGTACACACACAAGAAAATCTTAATGCAAGTAATTCTAACTCTGCGTCTTTTGATGTATTCCAAGATAGCTCGGCTATTTCTAATCTGACTAATTGTGCTAGAAATGATAGTGAATTTATTAGTACAATTTCAGAAACGATTGGCTCAAATGCAGAACGAGATAGTCATTTTAGTGGTAATACAAGCAGAACAACACCAGGTATGCCTGGACAACATGGTGCAGCAAATAATTCTTTAAGACTTTTTGATGGTCAGACAGCACAAAATTCTGGAATGGCTTATTGGGGTGGTAGTGCTTATTCAGCAAAACCAGGAACTCCTCATCAATTTACTACTTATAATTATTCTAGTAATATTTCTGGTGTTTCACCAATGATACTTGATTTTGTTGCTGATAGTGGTTCAACCTTTGCAATAATTCCAGGTAGTTATCTTAGATGGTATTCAGTTAATACAGATGGCAGAGTGAATGGTCACTATTTTATGTATCAAGATACAAGTGATGTTTGGCATTTTTGGAATGGAGATGGTAGAGATGGCGTTTCTGGTTCATCTTGGACAGATGGTACAGTTTTAAACGCATCAAACTCTAATGGGTGGAATGGTATTCAACACCCATCTAATGGTGCTAGTATTGGAATTAAAAGACTTGCTATGATTACTACTTCACACCATACTGGTGGAAATTCATATCCAGGAATTACAGAGTTAGATACTAATTTTGCAACATACAGTTTAACTGCAAATGCAACTGGCTCATTTACTGGAAACAATATTACAGCATCATCAACAAACAAGATGGGGGCTGTTATCACATATCAAGATTTTTCTGGTACAAATTCTTTGAACACAGATATAGTTTTACAACTTTCAGCAGATGGTGGTTCAAATTATTCTACTGCTACAATGACAGCTTTACCAGATTTTGCTACTGGAATTAAGATGGCAAAAGTAAATGACTTATCTGTAACAGCAGGAACAAGTTTAAAATATAAAATAAGTTTTGCTAACCAAGCTAGTGGAAGTAAAGAAGCTAGAATAAGAGGAGTGTCATTACAATATTAAGGAGTATATATGCCACACGGAAAAACACATAACAAAGGGGATCTTAATAAAGATGGTAAAATGTCTGGTTACGAAACAAAAAGAAGTAACGCTATTAAGAATGCTATGGCTAAATCTAAAAAGAAAAAGTCATTTCCTAAATTTGGTACTAAAAAATCTAGTTACGCTTAAACTAATTTACCTATCCAATTACCTTTATTATTAAGAACCATTGGAAGTAATTTAGGATAACCGTCAACTATCATTGCAGATCCTAATATAAATCTTGTCTTAAAATTTTTAGCGTATGCAAAACTTTGTGATTTTTGATTTATTAAACATCCTACATTCATAGCAAAGAAAAGATTATCTGGATTGGCCCACCAAGATACAAGAAACTTTGTATGATAATGACCTTGTACTGCTGACATACCCATTGTTTGTGATACCTTTAATACATCCGCAGATCTACCATGTGTAAAAAAACATCTTTGTCCATTTGACATAGTAAGAGTAAGATCATCTACCCATTTCCATTTCTTTGTACCTAGAAACTCACCATAATCTTTTAAGAATTGTTTTGACATACCAAACTTTAATGCACGTCTATATACTAAACTACTATGATTACTCTCTACCTCTACCATTTGAGGAAATATATCTTCTAATTGTTTTATGTATTCTTTTGATTTATCTAATTCGTGTCCAGCAGAATATAAGTCTGGATCGTGAGAGTGCATAGATATAGCATGGAAGTCAAGTAGATCACCAATATTAACCACGAAGTCTGGCTTATATTCTTTTTTAATTTCACGTAAAAATTCAAAACTATCTTTGTGATGATATGGTATATGAAGATCACTAATAACGAGTATGCGTTTGTGTGTCATATTTTATAACAGGTGAACCGTCTATCCACTCCTCTAGGTTTTTAAGTTTTTCATTAGGATCAACGAAAGTGTACTTACCATTATGTATGTGTACGTCTTTAATAATAGGTGTTTCACTTTTGTTCTCATAATTAATTATTATATCTTCTAGTACTAACACTATGCAATGTATACTAGAAATAGTTACTTTTTGCAACTTCTCATAATTTCAGATAAAGACTTGGCACGTGAGGGAGTTTGTGTAGCCCAACGGCTATCCATCATTTGAAATGATGCTTCACCATAATCTTCTTTTTGTAGTGCGGCCCACATCTTTTTAAATTTACCAACACCACCTATACCTAATTGGAATACCATCTCAATTAGAACACATTTAGCATCCCATTGTATTGTAGATACTTCGTTATCTTTTAATAACATTTCTGCATTTAATCCTGCTCTTGTAAAATCACTATCAAATTGTTTGCTTAATTCTTCTTCTGTATATTCTACACCTTCTTCATAACTATCTTCTTTTGTTACAAGGTGGCCATATCCGATTGTGGCAAAACCAAGACTATCCTTATATATCTTGTTTACAAATCCTTCATGTTTCTTAATACGTTCTTTTAAATCGTTATAATCCATTATGCCTTATTTCTATTAGCAAAGTTAGTTGCCGCTTGGGCTGACGAGAACCCCCATTTTTTTAACGCTAATGCTTTTCTGGTAGGATTGCCCTTATCATCCTTCATTGGGCCTTTCATGCCCCCGAAACGGGCCGCAAACGATATTCTACGGCCACTCTTACCTTTAGATAATGGTGGTTTTAAATTAGATCCTTCGGTACGTTTAAAATATTCTCTACCTTTTTCATTTAAACCACCGCTAGGATTTTTATGTTCCTTGCTGTAACCCATATATTATGCTCTACCAAATTTTGGAAAACCAGCTTTCATGTTTTTATATGCTTTTGCACTAACCGTAGATTTAGATTTTGGGTTAGATGTACCAGCTTTCTTTTTACGGTTCATATAATAATATAAACCTTTCTTTGCTTTCTTTCCACTTTTAGTAGTATGATAATCACTTGCCATATTATTTCCTTTTTATTAGATCGGTTGCTTTAAGTCCATACACAGATGCTATCACGCCCACAAAAATTGTCTGATACCAAAATGGAAGTTGTGAAAAATACTCAAAAAATAATTTCATTTTTTCCATGTGTGCAGGATTATCTGACCATACCGCAAATCCTAACATTACGATAGGGATACTTAACAGTATTAATATGAACTCGTCTTTCCAGTCCGATTGTCTGGCTTCTAATAATTTACCTTGATATTCAGCAGATCCATTAGCCATCTTTTCGGCGTGTTTGTATTGTGCATCTGCCATCATCATTTTTGTTTCTTGTCTTTTTTTAAATATATGTGTACCTGCTTGTACTGCAATCTTTGCTAAACTAAACCATGCCATAATCTATCTCCATAATGTAAACATTTTTAATAATGCTAATATTAATGCTACTAAAGAACCTATCACAAATATGGCTTTTATGCCACCTTTACCCATAGCTACTTGTTTTTTTAATTCTTCTATATCCTTGGAATTCTTGTGTACTAAATGTTTTATCTCATCTAATTTATACGATATGACACTATGAGAGATAGTTTTTCTAACAGCTTTTTTCTTTGTTTTTATCATGTACCAAGACCTTCTTGCTTTTCTTCTTGACACCAAAATCTTATTATTGGTTTAGATTTATTTAAGTTATCTTCATCCATATCATTTATAAATATTAAACTTTCTTCATAACCTGCTATAATACATCCTTTATAACTATCAAATATATCATTAGGTAATGGTGGATAGCATAAACCGTTTACACATAATTGCATTACTAAAATAAATTTAATCATTATTTATCTTTTTCTTTCTGTAATACTTTCGGTGTACCTGTACCCTCCAAGTCCAATGGAATATTGATCTTGATACTTTGCCTATCTTTTCTATTATCCAATCTATCATTGTTATATCTAACTTCGTTTTCGTATGTCCTATCTTCGTCTATCATATTATTTTAATATTAATTTTTTTATATGTTTCTTATCTAAATATATTTCAATTTCTGCTTCTGATTTTAAACATTGATATCTAACATTACCACCAGACTTTAACTGCCTATCGGCAACCCTCTTACCTTTTAAACATTCTGACATAGAAGGTTGTATTCTATGTTCTTGTATTTCATTATTGACTATCATTAATAATGCTATAACTGTTTCAATCATTAATGTCCTCCGTTACCATTTGCTCTAACTTTGTCTTTTAATTTTTCTAAATCTTGCGCCATCTTCTCTACTTGTTTTTGTAAAAATTCTATATTGACTTTGTTAGTCATATTCATTTCTTGATTTTTTTCTAACTTCTCTACAGTTTTATATAGATCTTCTATAAGCATAAACTGTTCAGCATCCGCAGGTAGAGATCCCATCTCACCACGTGGCCATTTTATTCTAAATTCTGTATTATGTTCTTGATCTTTTGCCATCAACTCTAACGTAGTAGAGTGTTTATTTAGTTGTTCTACTATATTGAAATAGGCCATAGTGCCAACAGCGACAGCACCTATTATTGCTATTAGGTTACGCATTGGCATAGCTACAGATGTATTATCACTAATCTTCATAACCTGTTATTTTATCAGATTAAAAAGATAATAGAAATAATAAATGTTATCGCTAGTTTAGTTTGGTTAACAATGATTTGATTTTTTCAAGATAGACAATTTGATCCCATGCTTCTTCTTGTGCATCTTCTATCCATTTTTCTATAGGTTTCTTTGCTTGTACCATAGTTACATTGTATTTTTTTATTCCATCTTCGGATCTTTTAGCAAATTTATGTAATAGGTTTTGAACCATGGGATCTTTTGTAACAATGAAAGGTCTTATTATTTTAGGTTTTTTATTCATTAAAAACTCACATTCATAAAATGACTACAGAACTGATTAACACTACAATAATGCTGACATCTAACATCTTCACCTGCACGGAATACTACCTTACATCCTTGGCCTTCAACATATTTATTATCTTTCATGTATTTATCCATGTCTTGTCTTGTAGGTAATACACGTTTTGCAGTTTTTCTGTTGTCCAACATAAGAGCATAACTATCTTCTTTTCGCCATCTTTCTTTTGCTGTACACAATGGAAGATCATCTGTTTTTTCTGCATCTTGATGTAATTTAATACGTGCCTGTACATAGTTTTCTTGTTCTTCTTCTGACCATCTACGTATAGGTATCATAACAACTTGTTTTCTTGGATAGTTGTCTGATTGCATTACTTTTAGTTTTGACCAATCACGCAGTATAGCCATTATGTTTAATGATTTAACTTTGACTTCTTTCTTATACCTTGTCAATGTCTTTTGATTTTTTCTACACAGAAAATCTAATACATTAAGTTGGTTTTCCCATTCGTCTTTACCATTAGTCAATGCATCAAGTGCGGCCCATGCAGATGTAACTTTAAAATCTGTTAGATCACCTTGTCTAGATAACAAATCAAACTGACCACTTAATGTCCATCCATTAGTTATCTTATCATCTTTGTAAAACAATCTACGTTCAGCTAGATCTACCTTTAGTTTAGATCTCTCTAATATATGGTGTACGGATTGACCAAGTAAAGAGAATATTCTATTTGATACATCATCTTCAATAAGATCCCAGTTACGCATTTCTAGTACTCTTATTCTAGGTGGTGCAATCAAACGGGTTGCAGATATGTTAGATCCACTACTATCATAGGGATCATTTATTACAGCCCGTTCAATAACTTTTGGTAGATTTGATCTATTTGTTATTTTCATTAGAACGGAATATCACCAAGATCTTGTGCATTATTCTCATCACCTAAATCTTGTTTTTCCGTACCTTCTAACTCTTTAGATTTTAAGATAATGTTTCTTATGCCTTCGGGTAATTGATTAAACACTTCCATCTTTTTTTCTTGAAAGTCTGTAATACTAAATACCATGTTAGGATGAAACTGTTGTGCAATCTCATCATTCTTACCTATTGGCATAACGGTTGATACTTTTGGTTTACCGTTTTGATTTAGTATAACATTTATACTACACGGTTTACCTGCTACCTTTGATATATCAAACGCTTTCTTTTCTGTTTCAGTAAAAGGTCTACCACGCCATGATACTAAATCATTAGCAAGATTTGCTTTTTCATTTAATGATAACGTATAGAACTTACTGATTGTTAATGGTTCACCTTTGTTATCTGTTTCAGATGGTACTTCCCATATCAACATTACCTGTCTTTTCCAACTAATCTGCCCTTGATAATCGTTTTGCTGTGTACCGAGATCTATTACTCTTACACATCTGGCCTTATGTACACCAACAGATACCGTTGGATAACTTGGTGTATCATTGCCACCATTTGCTATTATGCTTGTCATATATATCCTTTTTTCACTAATTTATTATTGATTAAGTTAAGTTAAATGATATATTAACGTAAGTCAAGTATATAGATTGACTTTTGTTAATAAAACAAATATAGAACAAATTATGGCAAGTGTATTAGATGAACTTATAGAGGAATTACAAGCTAAACAAAAAAGGATTGATAAAGAAATTATTAATCTTGACAGATCTAGTGTTATCCCTCAACATTATAACAAAGCTGATGATATATTAGTGCTTACAGATGAAGCAATAAAGTGTGAGGATAGGTCTAAATACCTGTTGCAATTAAGACACACTACTGTTGCAAAAATACAACAGGGTGAAACATGATAGAAAAGGTAGGATTAGCAAAAGAACGTAAGAAAGAGATCGTAGGTAAATATGGTGGTAAAAATTTATCACGTATGCTGGGGATCTCACATCCTGCCGTATCTAAATGGCAAGTAATACCACCTTTTCGTGCATATCAGATTGCACAATTAGGTGATTATGATATAAGTTACATAAGACCAGATTTAGAGATTGCGCCTAAACGGTAGGCGTAGACCATTATCAAATAGGTTAAAAGTATACCGTGTATATAGTGAAAGCGAGAGTGGAAGCTATATTGTGGTGCGGTTTTTTCCCTCTTTCATTTTAGTTTAGGTTTCCGCACCACCTCCCTTCTTTAGAATGGTTATAAAGAATGGCATTGCTATAGCATTGTTATAAAATCGTATCGTTTTGCTAATGGCAAAAGTATCCCCTTCATCTTCATCTTCACCTTCAACTACACCTACAACTACAACTACATACAAGATAGTAGACACACTTGACAGGAAGTTTCTCTTAATGTAAAACTGATGTTAACCTAACTTAATGATTATAAAATGAGAAAATCAACAACAGACGAGCAAAGCCCTGCGTTTCAATTTTATGCAAGTGATTGGATTTCAGATCCAAACAGAATGAAGTTGTCATTAGAAGAACAAGGCGCATATGTTTTATTGTATTGCCATTGTTGGCGTAGTTTCCGTATACCAAAAGACATAGAGGTTATGTCAAGAATGTGTAATTGCAGAACTGATAAGTTAGAAAAAATTTGGAAAAACATATCACATCTATTTGAAGAAAAGAAAGACAAAGAAGGTAAAGTATTTTTAGTTTGTATACAGGCAGAAGAAGAACGTAAAGAACAAGAAAAGAATAGAAAGAAAAGATCTATTGCAGGAAAGTTAGGCGCAAAAAAAAGATGGAGTGATGAAACATTAGGCGAAGATGGTTAAGATAATTATATTTGTATTGGCTTGTAGTACTTGTGATTTAGAAAGATTATATTACGAGTATGACCACACAAAGTATGAGTGGTGTTCAGACCATGCACATAAAATTATAGAAGATATGTCAACATTCCATTGGTATGAAGAAGGTGTATGGGAACATTCAGCTTATTATACAAAAGACGGAAACAAATTAGTAATAGGACATAGATGCGAATGACATATACACCTAACTCACATTACAGTATGTTTTTAGATTACTTTGGACAGACACATACATTTCAAACTTTTGATGACAAAATTAAAAACAAAAAATTAATAAGACAATTACATGGTACTATTGAAGAACACTTTGATGAACTTGCTGAACTAAATAGCAAAGGCGCAGGTGTATACTTTACTGTAAATAAAACTGATCTTTGTGGTAGATCTACAAAAAATATAAAAGATGTAAGAGCAGTATTTATTGATCTTGATGGTACTCCATTACCTACAAAGTTTGATGTCATACCTAACATAGTTGTTAATACAAGTCGTAATAAGTTTCATTGTTATTGGATTGTAAAAGATATGCCATTAGAAAGTTTTGAATTATACCAAGAAGCACTTGCAACAAGATTTAATTCAGATCCTAAAGTAAAAGATCTTCCACGTGTAATGCGTGTTGCAGGTTTTTATCATCACAAACAAAATCCTTATCCTGTAAAAATATTACAATGTACTGCACATGAACCATACACTATGAAAGAAATAAGAGATGGATTGAAATTAGTAAGGCCAGAACGTAAAGTAATCAAGCATGATCCATCTATGTATCAAGGCCAATATACAGGCACACTACGTTATGGATGTGGTGAGGGTGATAGGCACGAACAATTAGTAAAGATGTTAATATCAATAAGATTACGTGGTGAAACATATGATTACGCAAAGACAGAAGCATTAGAATTTAATAGTCATTGTAATCCACCAGATGAACAAAGCGAAGTTTTATTTCAACTAAACGATATATGGAAAAGATATGAACCTACTACGAGAATATCAAAAACAGGCAATTAATAATATTAGAAATCATTTTGCTAAAGGCAAAAAAAAGATTTTACTTGTTGCCCCTACGGGTAGCGGTAAAACGGTTATTGCATCATCAATGTTGGAACAGATAATTGAAAGGGGGAACTTCGGTTTGTTTGTTGCCCATAGAAGGGAGTTGGTGATGCAATGTAGCCGTAAGTTAGCTGACTTTGATATTAAACACGGTGTAATTATGGCGAGTAAAACACCAAATCATTATGCAGATGTACAAATAGCTTCCATACAAACATTTACATCACGTAAAGATAGAGATGATTTTATAAAACCAAATGCAAATGTTATTATTATAGATGAGGCGCATAGATCTACGTCTAAATCATTTAAACAATTAATAGAAGAATATCCAGACGCTTTTGTCATTGGCCTTACTGCAACACCTTGTAGAGCTGACGGTAAAGGTTTAGGAAATATATACGAAGAACTTGTACAAGGTGGCAACATTAAAGATCTTACTAGACAAGGGTTTCTTGTACCTAATAGAATAGTTGCACCTACAATACCAGACTTACAAGATATACGTATAGTTGCAGGTGATTATGAAAAGAAAACTTTAAATACAAAAATGAATACACCTAAATTAGTTGGTGATATTGTATCACATTGGATACAACATGGTGAACAAAGGCCAACTGTAGTTTTTGGTGTATCAATCAAACATAGTAAATACATTGCAAATATATTTAAACAAAATGGTGTACCTAGTGGCCACATAGATGGTGAGATGGCAGAAATAGAACGTGAAGAACAATTAGAAAAATTAAATAGTGGTGAGATAAAAGTATTATCTAATTGTATGGTCTTGACGGAGGGTTGGGATCAGCCCAAGGTGTCTTGTGTAATTATAGCTAGGCCTACTAAATCATATTCATTGTATTTACAGATGGTAGGTAGAAGTTTAAGACCTGCGCCTAATAAAAAAGATACATTAATTATAGATCATAGTGGCTGTGTGTATGAACATGGCTTTCCAGAGGATGTACCAGATTGGACATTAAAAACTAGCAAGGAAAAAGAGAAGAAAAAGAAAGAACCTAAACCTATAGATCAACAACCTTTTACGTGTGTTGAATGTGATACAGTTTATAAACCTATAAAAGATAGTCCAGAATGTCCTAATTGTGGGCATATACCTACAAAGAAAGAAGAAGTTATATTAATTAAACAAGGTAGATTAGTTGAACTACCGAAGATGAAACCAAATGCAGAAGATAAAGAAAACTTTTATGCACAACTTGTCTATTTTGCAAAACAAAAAGGATACAAAGAGGGGTGGGCTTCATATACATTTAAAGAAAAGTATGGTCATTGGCCTCATTCTAAAAAAGTAATTCCTGTAGCTACAGGTAAAGATGTTATGGGGTACATACAACATCTAAATATACGTAGAGCAAAATCTAAAAACATAAGGGAGTTTAGTTATGAGTGAAGAATATATTGAAAAGAAAATGCATGAGTTAAGACAACTAGGTAAAAACCATGCAAATGCCAAGAAAAACCTAACAAAACTAGAACATGGCCGTAAAATATTATTGTCTGTAATAATGAAAGAGAAAATGATAAATTCTAATACGGGTAAAATGGATAGTGTAAATGCCCAAGAACGAGAAGCAAGAGCAGATGAAAGATATAAAACACATATTGACAACCTTGCAGATGCAGTTGGTAAAGAGGCAGAATTGAACTGGGAAAAGTATTTAGTACAGATTAATTTTGATAGTTGGAAAACTAAAACTATAAATCAAATGGCGGAATATAAAAACTATGGCAATAAAAAATAAACTAGAAATTATTAACAAGTTTGACAAGTACCAAGTATGGTGGATAGATCACATATCACACAATCAATGGAAGTCTATGAGTGAAGCAAAGAAAGATAGACCTGCAATAGCATTTACGGAGGGTTATTTATTATCAAAAGATAAACATTGTCATAACTTTTTTATGTCTATATCCGAAGATGAGATAGGTGAAGAAATGATTATATATAATAAAAACATAGTGAAGATAAAAAAGGTTGGATCTATAGAATTTACAAAGGAGGATTTTGAGTTTGACACGTACAAAGACTAAACACATGAAAGAACATATGCAAAAGATTGCAGACTTTGGTTGTATCATATGTTATAAAATGGGCTATCCAGATACTCCATGTGAACTACACCATATCAAAGATAAGACAGGTATGGGTAAGAGATCTAGTCATTATGAAGTGATTGGGCTTTGTCCTACACATCATAGGCAAGGAAAGGAAAGCTATCATTTTAGTCCAAAAGATTTTACAAAAAAATGGGGAACACAAAAAGAGTTATTAAAATTAAACATAGAGTTAGTCAACTGTTGCAAGGGAGGGGTATGTCATTAGATTACGATAAGTTTGATAAAATATTTCCAAAAGATACTTATGAAAAGGAAAAACTAGATACAATGTTAAATGTACCTATGGATTGGATAAGCAAGTTTGATGAAGAAATGCAACAAAGTGGTTTTAGTGAGTATAAAGATCATAGACTTATAGATAAGATGACAGATAGAGAACGTGAGTTGTTTGTAGTTGTTAGATCTATAGGTAATAAACAGATTACATTCTTATTAGATGCTATTAGTAAACTATTAAAAAAGGAAGATGGCAAAAAAGAGTAAAGGATTATATTCAAAGGTAGAACACGAACCTATACATCATAAAACGTCTATAGGTAGAAATCCAAGTAAAACAAAAATGAATAAGAATAAACGTAGGAGTTATAAGAAGTATCGTGGACAAGGGAAATAGAATTAACAAAAGGAGGCGTACATCATGGAAACTTAAATATCAAAAGTTATTAAAAAAATACAAGAAGTTGAGGGAGGAATACGATTTTGTTCGCTTCCTCCCTTAACATTATAAAACGATTGCACCTATCACAAAACCAACAACAAAACAAATAATTTCAGTTCTGTAATATAGACTTGTACTACCTAAATCACGTTTCCAATCTTTAGGTGTCTTGCCAAATATAATCATACATCTACTCCTGTTTCTATTTTCAGATCTATAAGTATGTCTGTTAAGTCATCTATTATAGTTGATAGTTGTTGTTTTGTATAGATAGCAGTATCCTTTGTAGGATCTAGTTCATTTAACCTATTTATTTGATTATTAAGACCTGCAATAGAAACGCTAAACTTCTTTTTTTTATGCGCTTCTGCCTTATTCTTACTATCTCTATAATCGTGGCCGTCATCTCTTTGTGTCATAGTTTATACTCCTTTTCTAAATGTGGATACGGATATTTCTCTCGCCAAAATCTTGCATTATAAGAAAAATAACCAACATACTTTTTATTTTTATAAACTTTAGGCGGTATAAAATTACCACCACCCAAATCATGCTCATCAATATAAACATTAATTAACTCTTTTAATTTAGATAATTTTTTATGTTTGATATTGACAAGTGTACTTGTACCAAACTTGACTTCATAGGGGTTTTGACCAAAGTCTATATTACCACAATTAGTCAATTTTTTTATTACAAAGTGTGTCATTGTTATCCTCCTATAAAACTATATACGCTTGTATATATTTGTTTTGTGTTAAACCCCTAGATTGTGAATGTATCTCAATATTACAATCAGAAAGCGGGTAATCATTATCTTTATCAAGAATGTCATTAATTGTAGTTTTGTATGATAAAGCTAAATTACCCTCATTATTACCAAACACATCTGTGCAATATTCTTTTGGTAATATACTTAACCTTTTTAAATAATAATCACTACCATAATAACTTCTATTGCCACTTGTGTATTTGAGTATCCATTTAATTCTTTTCATAATTTTAGGATACCATTTTTCATTACTCCAACTTTCTATTTTATAATGTTGCGCCATATTAATCCTCCGTTCTAGGTAAAGCACTTATTAATAAAATAACGCCACCACCTGCAAGGATAAGTCCAAGCGTATGATCTGCGTTATATGACATAAACCACCCTAGACCTGTGAGGGATAAACCCCCACAAGTCAAAGCTATTCTACCGCTACCCATTTACGGCCTCATCTGTCTGTAGTGATTTAGGTGTCAACTCAATTTCATCTACATTAGCGAGAGTGTCCTCCGTAAAATTATGATTATCACGTGAAATCGTAAAATCATCTTTTACAAAAGCACAAGCGACAAGCATATGCCACACGGCAAGATCATAGACTTGCTCACGGGTTTTACAAAAATTAAATGTAATATCTTGCCCCTCGTAATCGGGTTTAGTTTTAGCATAGCGATTAATATGCATACTTTCGCATTGCCCATAAATGATGATTTCATCTTTATGTATTTCAACTTCACAAACTTTCTTAATCTGTGGAAGTTCAGACCAACTACGAACATAGTCGGCCTCCATTTTTACCTTACTCCATTGCTCGTCAGTAAAGTCCGTAGGTTGTTTCCAATAGTTAGTATATCCCATCTTTATCCTCCTTTTTAGTTATAGGTTTTTTTGAGATTAGTTTATGCACATCAACCATTTTAGCATGAATGTTAATAGGTTGACGTACTGCTTGACATAGGCAATCGTACACAGATTGGCCTGTGTACAATTTACCTTTAATCCTCATCTTAATCATTTGACCAACTCCAATGTAGTCTTGATCTCTTTTTTAAGATAAGGCACGATTTCAGATTGCTTTGTAGGATAGAAGATAGTTATATCTCTACCTGTCATCCTACATAAATAATCTAAAATAGTTTCTAGTTTCATTATAGTTTTATCCATAATAAACCCCTTTCATAGTTAACTAAAGTTAATAATATAAATATATTTACTTGTCAACTGCTTTAGGTTAGAATGTTCTCATTATGTCCAGAATGCTTACAG